GCAGATTATTAAATTCGGCTTTATGACCACTCTACGGATGGTCGCCTACTGTGTATATACTTTTCAGAAGTATATACGTTCTTTTTCGTTAATTTTTGAAATTAACGCGGCAGAACAACTCTGAACTTAAAAACTGGTTTGTGACGTAATGTTCACAAACTGGTCTTTTCGTTCATTGTTTAAAGAACCGTTTGCATCTGTACTTTCATCTATTAAGAAAGATCCCTATAGTGTCCACTTAATTTTATGCTTGATATTAACATATTGTTGAAGTGGATTATGGCACGTAACTTACATAAATTACTACTGTACAGCTGCGAGTAAAATATATATATGCAAAGATGCTTTATATATATTCTGAAAATACCCGTATACACCTTCAGTAGTGTATACTCTCATCTCTCGTTAATTTTTAGTCTTAACGCGGCGTGAACAACCCTTGAAGACTAGAGAATTTCTTCTCTCGTTCCTTCTGTTCGTTGTAAGAACCGTTTGCAACTATAATTTCATTTATTCTGTAAGACCCGAATTATCCATCTAATTTATGTTTGATATTAACAATAAATTATTATGGATTATTCAGTCCAAGTATTCATAAATTTAATCTCTAGTTGCGAGTATATATATATAAAGATAAAATTGTTTCTATATATTCTGAAATACTCAATTGATCATATTAAGAGCGCTTCCGATCAATTATCCGTGAGGGAGCAATCTAATTAAACTTCTCCCTAAATCGCCTGTTACCGCCTCAAAAATATTAGACCCCAATTCGGAATTCAACTCCCTAGTAATATCGGTATTAATAGGGGATTTTACGACCGGAGCCCATGCTTCAAAGCTAGGTGTAGGAATAAATTCATAACCTATATTTACTTAAATTCTAAATTTGGCATTGTTTTACAAATTCGAAAATAAGGCTATAATAGGAGATCTATATTATGACGTTAACGTGATGTTATCTGAATTACCAGCTGAATTTCCTTCAAAAGCTTGCAAGAAAATCATATCTGCTGGATCCAATGGTAACCATACATAAGTTGACCCTTCTTCACCTATCGATGCTATTGGCACCTCAAATGAAGTTGGATATTATCTCATCTACGCTACCGTAGGAATTGCCTATCCGCTTGAATTATACGTACCTTCTTTCCCAGGGATGCAGCCCATTGTCAATACTCCCTGTTTTATGGTTATATTATCTTGTGCGAATATCTTTATTCCGCATCTTACAACTCTATAACTCAGATATCTTCCGTTAGTGTCAGCTAGACTTGTAGAACCTAAACCTTTCAAAATAGAATCATAAACTGATATACCCGCGCCTCCCACATATGTTGGAGGCTAAGAACCACCTGGCATAACGTTAAACCAAACTGGTGCATTTGCTGAGTATTAAGTTTGCGTATTGTGAGGATATAACACAATAGCACCACTCGCAACTGACCCAAATGTCACATCGGTCTCGAATTACCAAGATAAAATAGATGTAGGCTAATAGAAATCACTAGGTCCTCTAACCACGTCACATTCAAAGGGCGCTAATATACTCATAGCATATTTATACCCATCTTTTCCAAGTGACCTTAGTTATTTGCTAGGCATTCCTCTCTTTTATCTATCTCCTTTTTGTTCTGTAAGCGTTTATGCTAACTTCAATTTGTTAACTTAGGATGTTAACTATCTCATAAGTTACATCTAGTTAGTATTTTATAAACTAGAAGTTGCTTATGTTTTCCTCTTGTTATTGTTCTTTGAAGTTTTATTCTTATAATTCTATTTCTTAGATTTTTAATTATTATTCAAAGCACCTACATGATCGGATTCGCTCTTATTTTAAACACATACTGTACTAATTGAGTTTATGGTGTTTACATTCTCAATTGGGGCTAAATTCTCGGTTACCCTACCGCCTTCACAAAATTGTTAAACATGAAGAACTGTTTATTAATGACTTTTATTAACTGAGACCGTCAGTTACTCATGTTACTGAATTTCTGACAATGTATCCTTTCTCGGACACACTCATAACACGCTAGTTAAGCGTATTATGATAACCCTCCGCTTACCCTGGTGATGCTCTGTTTTACAACCACAGATAATTATAAGTATTAGACTTAGTTCCTTCTACCATAATTCTATATTAATTATGATCACAACGCCCAGCATAGTCGCCGACAGCATTAATCATATTCATATATATAACATCATCATCCGGTCTTCCATTGAATTTACTAGCTAATGCTTGATATTTCCTACCTGTTTTGGTAATCCCTGGTGTATTCAAGGTTCTCGATATATCTAGTGACTTCGATGGTTTCAATTAATGTCTAAGCAAGCCTTTAACAAATTCTAACGTGTTTCCAGACAAATATATTGAGTCAGCCATCGCCTATCTCAACATATTATCTGACAATCTCGAAGAACTCCGAGTTTATAGGAAAATTATTCGCGAAGCGTTTCTGAATAATCTCACTCCTATGTCGGGAGTATACTCTCCTAATAACGAAAGGAAAGTAAAATACTTCTCTTTGATCTCTAGTCCTTTACTTCTTTAGCCTAATCCGTGAAAAGATTCTGATGAATTAGCATAAATAAGATCAAATTTTTCTCGAAAGATTTATTCATCTTCTTTCTCTAAGATAACTAATGTATCATCTCCGCATACAAAAATCTTATGTTTAGATATATTCGCTAAATGTAAAATATATTTAACATAATAATAAACTCTAATTGAATTACCAAGGGTTGTTCTGAGTGGATGTCCTGAAAACACAGTCCCTTGTATTTACCCTTTCATAAATTTAAATCTCTTCTTATTAATAATCATACTAGAGAAGAAATCTATATTCGTAGCTGTCATTGCTTATACGAATTCTCTAGATTGAAATGGGGTAAATTAGAATTTATAACTCAATCCATCATACGCAGATCGAAACATATCAACGTCTATCCCTTTTAACAAAGACGTGTGTTAATTAGAATCATGACTTGAACCGTCATTCATTACAAAAATAGGATTAGTGAAAGATTACGCGGCTTTATATATTTCATCCTATTTTTATTCTAGATTCATATTCCCTATGAAGAAGTCATAAGTCTTCATCATGTTCTTCTTCATCATGTAGGACATCCAGCCACCCAGTGCTTTCCAAGCATCCTCCATGTTTGCTATATTCCTAGCCCTATTAGATGCAGCATCAGGGTCGATTCCCTTATCCATTATAAAAAATTCTCCGACTTTTGGGAAGAATTAATAAGTTTAGTTCTCTTTGGAGCTACTAAGCCGTCGTCTCCATTTGTCTACGGCTTTTTAATATTTATCTGCCTTACTATTATCGGCTTCACGGATATGAGCTAGATAATCCTCGAAAGACACATCATTTGGTTGACTAAATGTTGATTTATATTATTTATATTCTTCATCTTGGTGGACATATTTAATAAATTAATCTAAACATATTTATGATGGATAATTCTTGCTCGAAGCCTATCTTCCTAATAGGGCACCGATCGCATTCAAAGGGCAATTACCGTACATCCAGGTAGTGACCAAATCAGACATCTATGGTATATTATCATCTATCCACCTTTTATCGCTATTCTTTGTGCAAGCGCAATACGGTCTGTAAAATTCTAATAGATCTTTACCATTGGTGAACTATACTTCTTCTCTAGTTTTCGGATCAAAAAATTTTAAACTAGGATTGACATAGAAGTTTCTATTCTCTAAGGAATAGTATTTAGGGTCCTCTTTATGCTATGACTATATAGAACCTACATGTTCCTGAAGTACATCATCTAATTCTTCCTCTACTTATTAATAATAACCGTCTTATATAGCGTTATAGCCGGATAATTATCTCTTCCTCAATTTCTAGTTCTTTTAATTTTTAAAGCAACTCAATAAGTCTACAGAAATTATGGAATTTTTAATTTTCCTATATAAAGTACTTATACAATATTCAAAAGAATCTATAGGCTTGATGTTCTTCATTAGTTTTTGTCGTTCTTAACATGACAATACTTAATTAATTTTAACTACATCATATGCTGTCTTAAATTATTAAAATATTTCATTCTATGTATCACAATAATCTATAGTCTAGTTTTTCTTCTTAATATAAAAACTATAGGCGACTTAGACATTAAAGATATTTGCATTAAGTGCTTCGTCTGTTATTGTCCCTTGAGTTAGGCTCACTTATCTGACCATATTCACAAATTTATATCTAGCCTATAAAACGTGTCCATCAACTTAGGCACATATGACTGCCCTATATTAATCCTTCAAGTCTGGCAGGCTATAGGCGACAATTAAAGAAACATTGACACCTATTTCAAAACTGGCTACTGTGTTTTAATCGACATAATCCATTGGGCCATATGCCTTATAAAGCTTCATTGCTCTTCTTTTAATGTCACATATAGGTTAAATGATGGCAAACTTCCCCGATTCTTCTACGAAACCGTCATTATAATAAAGACCCTTATTGGTCATTTATCGTCTGTTAAGAGAACAATATAAAATCGGAGACCTACCGATACTTGTAAGGTATTTCATAACTTAGACCGCGTTATGATATTGATTATCAAATAGTACAGGCTTATCGTTTTCCTCTAAGATGACGGTCAGTTTATTACTATATATTAATGTAGTCGAATCAACTATATTTAAGTCATTCAAATTATGTGACGGATTGAATTTCAACACAATTTGACCCACAGGATCTATTATTAATTTCTCCTTTGGTTTCTTTGTTACTATCTTCGCTACGGATTTAGCAATTTTGCTTGCGAAAATAATACCCTCCTTCACTTTGGGCCGTTAACATATATTAGAGAACCCTTATTAAATCTTACCTGCGATTGGCCTAGTTGGTAATTATTCAATCTATTTTTACTCAACGTTTGAAATAACCGAGTCGTTCAATAAACGATCTCTTGATGAATTCATTTCATCAATCTCTTCTTAAACGATTGATTCAGTTCGTGGCTCTATCTAAGCCTCGACAATTATCTCTTTAACAAGATCAAAGTTCTCGACCTCCTAGACTAGAGAATGTTCAGATTGAGATTCGGATTAATTAATAACAGATTACTCCTTATCTAACGCTAATTCCTCAATATTAAATAAATCTTTAATATTTTGATCTGGATCATGTTCTTATTTTTTTGGCTATAGCTTCTCTAATTCATCTAATCTATCTTATTACAATTTTTCGTAATAACGTGTTGATAAGAATGCATGACATAAGGTCTTAAATTCCCTTCTCTTATTTACGAATATTTCTCTCGAACCGATTAAGACTACTATATCATAATCATTTGGATATTCTGGATTAATCCCTATAAGGATAGGAGTTTTTAATGATGACATGTGTTTAATTATCGAATTCAAAACTCCATTTGCAGCAGTTATGTCTTTCTCTCTATCCGGTGGGATCATCTTACCATAGATCTAAGTACGTCCATGATGCAATGCATCATTATAACTGAATTCTACGAGTCCGAACTTCGTAGTTAATAAAGCTGATGTCATACACATCCCCTGCTTATAATCTGGACAACTCCACAGATTTATAATTTATCCTGTGGCTAAGTCAGTGGCTTCAATTTCGCTAAATTGGCCCGTCATCATCCTCCCTTTAAGTTAATAAGTCCTCTTATCAAGGTGATAATCTTTCTTGTCTTTTGGATCAAACAATACAGTATCAGTAAACTTTACATATATACTTTCTTCCTGTTCTTATTGTTCCTGTTTGACCTTAAGATTGGCATTAGCTTATTATACCTTGATCCCATTCTTATTCTTAGAATGCTTATTCTTGGATGTTTTCGGTGGCATTCCGACGTGACATTATGTAGATTCACAGACGCATTAATCATCTTTTAGTTGAGCCAATTATTAATTAATTTGTTTCAACTAATTTAGATTTTTCTTCTTAGGGTATTGAACCTTCTTCTACTTACTTAGCATTCCAATATGATTCCGTTCTGAATGCATAGGTTTATTTGGATATGATCCATGATTCTATCCATACATTGCTTCATTCCAATATCTCCAAGAATTTTTGTCAATTGGATTAATTTACAATCTGATCTTAGACGGTAATATGAAGTCTTCACAGGCCACATCTATTTCATGGTATTCTAAAACAGTATAAATGTTAATGTAATTATTACGTGCATTAATCACGTCTACGGATTTGTATATATCCGGGCTCAACTCAATGAGCGCGCCCCATCTCACGCTAGGGTGTTCACTACTTAAGGGTAAGGCGGTAGTGACGATCCTTCCTGTATTGTTGTATATCATTATAGGATTGATCAGTATTTTCTATTACATTAGTGCTGATTTTCCAAAAATACAAAGAAATCAGACAACAATTCAGTTGATTTTCATTGAAGAATTACTATTTCTCCCATCAATAACTGACAAAAAGTTCCGGCGATCTAGATATCGAAGATCCCCTCTACACATATGAACTCCCTTCATAGAACATTATTTTGCGCTAATCCGTTTGTCCACACCACCTTGACTTCACTCGCTAAACCAGAATTATATATATCATTACTAATTAAAGTCCATATAATATATAATCCGCAATAGTTCGGAAGTATCTCATGGTAGGTCAAAGATTATCAATCACCTCATTGCTGTTTGCATTTTTAATGCGCAATAAGTACCTGTGCATGCCTGTCCTTGAGTAAGGCAATCTCTGGCATATCGCCAAGAC